GTTTCCCAGTCACGATCGCGAGGGCAAAGTGTACTTTGCCCGTGCCGTTCGTGGCAGTGGTGTTTACCTCACCTTCAAAGACGGTTTCTCAGCGAATTTGTATATCAGTAACCGGTATGTAGGTGATGTGTTAATCGATCACGAGCCAAAAGGCTTGTATGTGTGTCGGTTGAAAGAGGAAGCAGACAAGGCGTTAAAAAATTCGTCATTAGAACAGCGGATTAACAAAGTCATGCAAGAAGGCAGCGAGATAATCAACAATCTCAAAAAACAGTATGGAAAAGAAGAAGAAACGAACCTGTCTGAAGAAGAAGTCGTAGACTGCGATTTGAACAACGAAGACGAGCAAGAAGATACCGCCGTTGAAAAAGCCGAAGCGCTCATGGACGGTTTCAGCATGGAAGCGAAGTACACCAAATGCCTGCCTGATTGTCTTCGTGAGATTCCGATAGGTCATTATCTCCGGTATGACGAAGACGGTGTACAACTTCACATTTACCTCTCACACGATAACAGTGTGATGTATTTCGGCACAGGCAATATCGTACTTATCCCAAATGTGGAGGGAGTCAACCTAACTGACAAGGACGGTGAGGAAGGCGTACACATCGACTGTGGTACAGATTTTCACTTGGATTTGTACCAAGACGGCAACAAGGTAGGATGCTACGGGTACGCGAAAGATAATAAGTACCGGGTTAAAACACTCGTAGAAACATCTCAGTTTGTAGCTAGTCGAAAGACAACGATTAACGGTGTAGTCGCTGCTAGTCCTATGACCAAACCGGAGACGGTGGCAGTAAAAAAATGACAAAGCCCCGTGATTGGTCATGGGCAGCTACCACGGTTTATGTCGTGGTAGCGCTTTTGACTGCTTGTTTTGCATCTAGCTTTGATGTGGTGCAAAACATCGCGGGGCAATACGAAGTGATTCCTCCCTTGTCGCTTTTCGTAGCGTTTGTGGGTTGGATTTTGATGATGGCATGGCTTGACGTGAGATTAGACAAAAAGCAAAAACAGTATCAGGCATGGCAGTTACACGAGTATCGAATGAAAGAATGGAGTGTCGTTGGCGTGCCATCAAACGCAGAAGCGATAAGAAGAGATGATGAAAACCATAACGTAGCAGGTGATGACAGGGGAGTAATTTAATGAATGGAAAAACTTACACGTTTCAAAAAGTCAAAGATGGTTTTGCAATCGATCTTGATTACATGTGCGCGGGAAATTCCAATCACATCAGTTTTTACGATATCACTCACACTTCACCAGACGGTACAGAAATTGGCCATCATGGTTACGTCCGGAAAGGTACGCTAACACTTGATGAAAAAGATGTGTCGTTTGACTGCTCAGATGGCGTTGAGATTGAGGTTTCTGAAAGAATAGGTGGTGAAGGTGATGGTTTGTTGTGCAGTCAAGGTACTCTCAAATTGCCACACGGAAAAACTCGTTTAGGTAATTGCGTAGTTGGGCTTGTTGACTATTTTCTTCAGACTGGTCACGAAAAGCTATCTGATGCAAACGGTAATCTGTTAGGGACATTTCAGCACACTAGTACAAGACACAAAGGAAAGAAAAACCGGACGATGACTAACAAACAGCAAGCAAAAATCGAAGAGATTCTCACGCGTTTGTGTGGTGGATTTGTCCGAATGGATGAGGCCATCAAAGGCATTGGTGTGGTGTTTGGCAAAGCGAGTGAGTCGATTGATGGCATCAAACAAGTCAGTGGTGCTTTCGTGCCAACGCGAGAATCAGAAGAGTGTATTGTCTCAGTAGGTGAACCACCAAAAGAAAAGGAATCGTTTACCTTCACTGATAACCGGCGTGCTTACTCGTTCTTTGGAAGTGGGAACTACTACTACGATGCGCACCACAAAGACGAAGGAAAGAGCAAGTACATCGAGCGCTTCACCATCACCAAGACCACTACAGAGCTGAAAAGTTTTCATTTCGTCGTGGGCAAAGGTGATATGGAAATCAACTTGCAGCGAGTCCCATCGCCTTACATCACACCGAAAAACGGCGATTGGGTCAAAGTGTACACTGGTGGTGAGGAAATTGGAATCTTGGAATTTCGTAACCTCAAACCCAAAACAATCGGTGTGAATTTGGCTTGTGTGTTTGAGAACTGCGTGCATTACGAGAAGGGTGATGAGAAGACTCTGCACTGGATGGATGAGAAAATCGACTTTCTATGTTTCATTCCCAAGCACGTGTACACGCATGCCGACCCGACGCTTGCCAATTTGGAAGAGTTGCAAAATGGTGGTTGGGGCAGGTGGGATGATTTGTGTTTGCTTAAAGAAGACGACGTGCCAGACTCCAAAAAAGACGAAGCGGACACACCACACATCTGCAATAACCAAGATGCGGACACACCAAAACAGTCACTAGAATACAACTACCATCAAAAAACCGATGAAGTCCTCAAGCATTTTGGCAAGCAAAAAGATGTCAAGTGTGAAGACGGTAATATGTACAGTGTATACTACCGTGGAGATAAATTTGGTGTCGAGCTTGTAGGCGCTGTTTTTCGTGGGACAACAGGCATTTACTTGTGTCGGGTAGAGGACAGTGTCATCTTGAACGGGTCACGTCTTAACGTGATGGATAATGAAAGACCAGGGTTTGTCGTGTACCGAAGTGGCCATTGTGTTGCGCTGGGCGTGCTGGAGTCTGGGGAAATTTCTGAGTTGTTCGATATGGCTGACCAGATACCGGACACAACGGGTCTCAAACAAGCTAAACGAAAGTTTCCTGAATTTTTTGGAGAATAAACATGACGATTAAGCAAAACAAACACGATGAGAAGCTCTCAGAGCTTCTCAATGGCAAACTGAAAGGCAGGGCCCAGGACAGGATGTTTTTCTTTCCTTTAGATGGAGAGAAGCCAGAAAACGGATGTGTTCGTGAGATAGCCAGAAGCAGCAAATGCCCTACCCAAACAGGTGAAAATGTGGAATTCATCTGTCTTAATTATCAAGTAGGAACACCTTTTCTCGACAATTTCTCACTGACAGGCACGTGCGATAAAGTGTTCACGGTAGTTGCTACACACGGCAAGATACAAGATGCCACCAGATATGATACATTTGTCGAAGTGGAGCATTTAGGCAGAATGCCAGACCAAATTAACGACATCCCCAAAGTGAGATTAGAGCCCGGTACGGTCTTGACCATTGTTGATAAGGATGGAGACACGCGTGAATTTGTTGAAGACAGTCTCAGAGTGATTGAGAACCGACACTTGCCTGCATATCTTGGACTTGACTTTGGAGCTGATGTCGTTTAGGATTCAAAGTAGAAGACTCCTTGAAGTGTTCTACATTTCAGACCATCTCACCAGTACGCCACAAATGCAGATGGGCTAGGTAAAGCGAAAAAGCCACACTTTTTACGGTGTGGCTTTTTCCATTTCCCATCTGAGTAAAAGCAAAAGTTCATTTCCCACAAATCCCCATTGCTCAAACACATTATTACCAAAGCTATAACATCGTGGCAAGTCTCATTTTGCATTTTGCGCTGGTGTAGTTTGTCCATCTTTCGTACAATCTGCTGTAATCGGTCACTACTTTGAGGAAAACACTACTATGTTGAAGTTATTTCACACGGAAAAAGGCGAAAAAATTCAGCTGAACGTTGAGCAAATCTCATCGACCAAAGTACAGCGTTGTGGTGTCGTTCTGGTCACGATGTACAACAAGGACAAGCACTTAATTTGCGCTAAAAGCTGTGAGTGTTTTAACGAGCTTTTTGAGGAAGAAGACGTACCGCACGAAGAAGAAAAACCGGAAATTCCGTTCACACCATCACCGGAAGCGCCAAAACCCGAAGACGCACTGCCTGCTGATTCCGATGATATTGCACCATTCGTGCCACCGGAAAAACCGAAACCGGAAGTCCCACCAGCGCCAGAGGCAGAAAATAAACCACAACCGACACCTGAGCCAGTACCGCCAGCTCCAGTAGTGAACAATCCTACACCGATTGCACCACCAGTGAACAACCCAACACCTATTACGCCACAGCCAAATGCTTAAATCGTACAGAACCGTCAACGAAGGAGATGTCACGATCAACACCGATGACATCTCCTATGTGAAACAATTCGGCGAGCGCATCACAAAAGTTGTGCTGAAATCGGGTAGAGAGTTCGATATCCTCGCACCGTACAGCGAGTTTCAGCAAGAACCTAAGCCACCAAGCTATGTTGAAAAGTGAAAAACGTATACCGTCAATTTGCCAAGGTGATAAGACAACTATTTGTCAGTCAAGGACGATACGTCAAGCAAAGGATCACACCATCATTCATCCGATCTGAGAAACAGATTGATCTTTCTGCGTGGCTTGAACCAATGCAGAAAGCCACAAGACCTTACATTTCCCACTTTGCCAAAACAGGCATCCTCAAGCAAAAACGACGTCTACAAAAGCGCAAGAAATCCCTCTTAGTAACCAAAAACATCTACACCGGATGGGATTATGTAAATCCGTACACGCAGCAAGCCATCGATAGCATGAATTTTTTCTTTTGTGATGCTACGCTTGCGACGTCTACGCGCGAGATAAACCAAGCACTTTCGGACTTGAGAGCAGAGCTGAGAGAAGGTACATCTCAGGGTGATCCGTATCACGTGGTAGGCCAACGGGTAGCAAACATCTTCGCCAATCCGTACCGTGCGCAGCGTATCGCGCAAACGGAGATGGTGAGAGCTTCGGGTGCTGGCGAAATTTTGGAGATGCAAGAGGAAGGAATCGACCGTGTGCGCTGGCTTGCTTCTTCAGATGCTTGTGATTTGTGCTTGTCGATTGACATGAAAGAAGTCGAGGTGGGGCAATCGTTTTTCATTCACAAAAAAGGCGCAGTGCAATACAGAAATGTACTACACCCACCAGCGCATCCCCATTGTTTTTGTGAAATAACTCCCGTGCTTTAGGTTTTATGAGGATAGGTTCCTGTTCCGGGAAGAATGGTGAGGGCGCAGCGAATACACCAACCGCGGTTGATTCTTTTGGAAATGACAGATTCCCTTGTGTCTATTTTTCTAGCCCATTGAGATCGTGTTAATTTGATTCCGTCTAGTTCGATGAAAACATTTGTACTTGTGTTATTTGCTTGTGTAAAACCATCGACCCATCGAACGTTTCCAGGTTCGTAATGTCCGTTGTTGTCGATTCGGTCTATGGAGTATTTTGGAGATGGCTTTTTGCCAAGTTCTTTGAAAAATTCCTCGAAAGATTTGAATCGGAACTCAATAAGGGATAAACAGTAATGTTTTTTGGAGATATAAAATGACAGAACCGAATGGTTTGGTTGTTCATGGTGAATTTAGCAGTGCTGATGCGAGCAGTCCCGCGACTGAAGCGGACGCAAGAATAAAGTTCTACCGTCCGGGAGACACAACAGAGTATGTGTTGGAAGCAACAGAAGGTTTCGTGATTACTGATTACGTATTGACGACGGGCGCTGCTATTACGGTCACTCTTTATGGTGGTGATAACGTGACCGCTGTAGCAGGTGAACGGTATCTCAACAATTTGTTTCCTGCTGATGGTGGGGCAGCGATGCCACTTGTTACTCCGTTCCATTTTGCAGAAGGGGTTTACCCAAAGATTCGCACATCTGGTGCCGGTCAAATCGATTTTAGTGCAAGTGGATACATCCGTTAAACCTGTTGAGGTTCTTATAGCGTGTTAATGCTAACTAGATGTGGGCGTTGTGGTGATGGTGGTGGGGCTTCTATTCCACAAGACTATGTTGCATTTTGGGATTTTTCACCGGGAAATGTGTTTTCTGATGATAGTTGCACTACGCAATCCGACGATGCAGATGCTACCAAATGTGCCCATGATAGTTCGTCAAATGCAATTCATATGACGCAAAGTGTCACGGCGTCATCGCCGGGGTGGTACGCCAACGGAAACTATCTACGTGGTGATGGTGCGGACGATCACTTAATAATTGATGTTCCGTCGATTCTCGAAAATCTAACCGGGGAACACACCATTTCGTGCTGGTTTCTCCGTCAAACAAACGATCAAGCAGGAATCATCTTTGCAGTTGGTCACTCAAGTCCCGCTGCATCAGGTTACGGTCTGGGCTACAATGGTGGTCAGTATGGTCGGGTTTTCGGTTGGTCGGTTGAAGCTCAAGCCGGGGACGTAACAGAAACCTGGACGCATGTTACGATCACAAAAAGCGGAACTTCTGGTAATTGGGACTACGAAGTTTTCATAAATGGCGTCTATCAGGATGTTTATAACGAAACTACTGATCTGAGTTTCTCAGGTGGTAAGGTGGCGTTTTTCCGGTGGTTGAATTGGGCGGATGGGGGTTGGCACGCAAAAGGGCAAGTCCAAGCAATTTTTGTTTATGATCGTGTTTTGCCGCAAGAAGAAGTTGACCAACTATACGCCTATAAACGTCCTGGGTCTTCCGACCTTCCCGATACAACTAAATTATTAGGGGATTGGAATGCGGATCATCTGGTTTATCAAGACACCGCACGCACGACAATTGCGGGTGACGGTGATCCTGTAGGTGGTTGGGACGATTGGTCAGCGACAGGTCACGTATTCGGAGCATCAGGGGTGGCTCGCCCAACATTACGAACCAATGTAGTCAATGGTCACAGTGTGATTGAGTTTGACGGGACTGACGATTACTTAAACACAGTGTTCACTTGCAACCAACCTGCACATGTCTTTGCGGTACTCCGAATAGATACCTGGAATCAGAACGACCGTCTTTGGGATGGGAACGGACAAAATTACGCAACTTGCTACATGTCCTATTCTGGACGCGATCAACTTACCGTTTACGCTAACGGTGCATCCACTTCACCGCAAATAAATGGTGTAACAACAACTGGATTTTTCTTTGTTGATGTGGTGCTAAACGGTAATAGCAACTCCAAAATCCAGGTTAACGATATCACTCGCGTTACTGGGACAAACACAGGAACGCAAGCTCCGGGGGGTTTCACTCTAGGTTCGTTTGGTGTTGGAGCTTCTCAATTTGGTGCTATCTCTATCGCTAGGTGGGTTGCGTTCGCTGAAGAAAAAACAACAACAAGACAAGACATCAAAGACCATTTAGTAGCAACTTACAACGTCACACTGTGATCCATCATGTCAAAAACAGACTTCCGGTTTTTTGGAATTATAGAAGAGGAAGATGCTGAACTCTTCAACTCAAAGTTAGGCGAAGCGTTTGGTCAATCTGAATCTGAAACGTTCGCTTACGGACTCTCCGCAAATGGGCAACAACCGCAATCGCATCGCTACGCGTACACGAATCTGTCTCAGTTTGGTTTGGGTGTAGTGATAGGTTGGGTGTGTGATCAAGTGTCAATACCAATTCCTGATTTTGCCAGTTTCACAGTTGATGAGAAGCTAGATTGGCTTTCTCAAAACAAGTCGTCTATCGAATCACATTTCGGAGGCCGGTTTGAGTTTCATCCTATTTGGATTCCTGATATAGATTGGCTTGCGATTGTTGCTGAGGAAGAATTGCAGTTGATCACTGATAGATAGAGGTTGTCGTGGTGTTGATGCTTACGAGATGTGGGAAATGTGCAGCGGGATCGGGAGGCGGGGGTTTCCCTGTTTCTGGTGCTGTACTTCATTTGAATGCACAGGCATCCGACGTCTTTGAAAACACTGGATGTACAGATACCGTTGAGAATGGCGATGATATCGCGTGCTGGCACGACCTGAGTAGCAACGGATTTGAGGCGACACAAACCGTTGTTAGCAAACGGGGTGACTGGTATGAAATCGGGCCGTATGCGAGTCTTGATGGGGTAGATGATTTTCTTGAGATCGCGGATAGTCCCGACTTTACTTTCGGTGACGGTGTTTCTGACGACCCCTTTAGCGTCACCACTTGGCTTGTGCCTGAAGGCACAAGTGCTGGTGGGGTGATTTCGAAAGCTAGCGGTAATGTCGCAGGGGAGTGGTATATTCTTTTCTCTGCGAGCGAGATATTTTTTGCCTTGGTTGACGACAGCGCCGGGGCAAGGCTCCGGGTTAGTGCAAGCTTACCTTCTGGGCTATCTTGGAGACACCTTGCCTGCACTTATGACGGAAGCGCAACAAACGCCGGCATGAAGATTTATCTCGACGGAGCTTCTGTTTCAACTTCCAACAGCAACTTCGGTTCTTACACAGCGATGGAAAACACCACCGAGGTAGTTCGAATCGGAGCCAGGGGTAGTAGTGAAGTTTACCAGTGCAAACTTAATCACACTTCTCTGTTTGACCGAGAACTTTCAGCGGCGGAAGTAGCACTGATTGCAGGTTACGGCAGGCCGGGAGCAACCACGCTCCCAGTAACCCAAGACTTAGTTGGTCACTGGAAAGCTTCTGAGGAAGTTTACACCGACACGGCGCGAACCACCGCTGCCACTTCCAACGGTGACGCGGTCAAAGCCTGGGACGATATTAGCGCGAGTGGAAACACGCTAACAGAAGCAACGAACAACCCGACTTTACAGCTAAGTGTAATTAACGGGAAGCCGGTTGTGCGGTTCGACGGTGTCGATGACGTTTTAACTTCGACCTTCACACTAAATCAACCAGCTCATGTTTTTTTTGTCTGCAAAGTGAATACTTGGACTCTCAATAGTCGGTTCTTTGACGGGACTAGCACCAATTTTATGGGCGGTTACGTGTCTGCTGTTTCACCGAACACAGTCACGATCTTTGCGAACGGTGGTTCAGGGGGGCTGAGTTCGACCACGACAGACGACACCCTTTTACTAGATTGCTTTTACGATGGCGCTAATTCAGAATTTCAAATTAACGACGGGTCGAGGGTAACTGGAAGTATTGGGACAGCGATTCCCGGCGGTTTGGTAGTTGGCAGAGCGGGTGGCGGTGGTTTGCACGGAGACATCGATGTCGCGGAAATTGCAATTTATGCGGCGGAGCAAACGGGGGCTAGCCTGACGTCGATCCGCAATTACTTTAACACCGCTTATAGCCTCTGGTGATTCTATGTCTGCAACCGATTGGCGTTTTTACGCGATAATCCCTGCAAGATTCCAAGAAACTTTCAATACCGTGTTAGCCACCGCATTTGGATCGGATCAGGTGTCAACTTTTACGGTTGGCCTCTCACCAACCGGCAAAGAACCTGCGACACACTATCACGCTTACTCCGCTCTTTCTGATGAGGGTTTGTCTCGGATTGTAAGTTGGGTGTGCAGTCAACCAACGATCCCAATTACCGATCCTGATTTTGCGAATCTTGATGATGATGCCAAAACGACGTGGCTACAGGACAATCAAGAAGCGATAGAGACTGGGTTCGGTGGCAAGCTGAGATTTCACCGCAAAACGGACAAAAAAAAGGTTGATCATGCGGCGATTCGTGCTGAGTTGTCTTTACAACCGGTCACAGAATTGGTGGTGTAGTTTTCTATAAATTGGAAATGGTTCTTGAAATAGAATTTGGTTTGGCGATAATGTCTACCAAACCAAATTCTATTTCAAGTCGGGGCGTCAGTAATGAAAGTCCTTCTCGTTGATGATAGCCCACTTTCCGTCAAATTGTTTCAGACGTGGGTATCTACACTTCCTGTGGAAGTACACTCACTGTCTGCATTTCCTCGACATCCAGAGGAATTTACGAACTACATTGGTGTGTTCCTTGACATTGGTTTGGGAGATACGGATCGTGAGGAAGTTTTGCGGAGGTCGGTGGAGTTTCCTTGTCATGTGTGCTTTCTTACCTCATCAATGGATGATAATGAGGCTAGTCTCGCGGCGAAGTTGACAAAGGGAAGAGGGTTCCATTTCATCAGCAAATCAACTACTGATCTACAAGTGAGGTTTGCACTGCAATGGATGGTGGGTTTGTCCGAAAAATGATAAAATGTGTTGTGTTTTGATTCACGTTATAGTAAAAGAGTTAGTGATGAAACGAATTTGGAAAGCAATTTTGAATTTGCTCGGAATTCGCGGATTTCAGGAAACATTAGAACGTAACGAAGAGACAACGGAATCGATTATTGACTCCGAAGTGGTGTTGCATCGAAACACCGTGCGACTCAAAGAGCAAACAGACCGTTTGTTTCCGTTTGTCAAGATTCGTAAGAGATTAGGAAGGGACAGGGAATCCCAAAATGGAGAGCTTTGTAACTGAACTCTTTAAGCAGGGATTCCTTGCGGTTTTGATGACAGCATTCCTTGTCATCTTCACGCGATTTTTTCTCGTGTATCTAAAGAATGGATTCGATTCTAATAGTCGTCAGATGATGGCACAAACCGCATCCAACCTTTCTACGGCTCACGCGGTTATGTGCTTGCAACAAAGCACGATGATTTATCAGACAATGTCGATGCGATTGGATCGGGACTTGGACGACGAACGGATACAAGAACTTCAGATTAAAATAGAGCAACTCACATCCATAGCTGAAAAAACACAAAAGGACATCTCTGACACAAACGCGGAAGTCAAAAGCCATCTTCAAGTGTTCACATCGTCACAGATCAGTGACAAAACAAATATCCAAGCTGTTCAGGATTTAGTTGCACTTCTCAAAAAATGATGTTATGAGCATTATCTATTTTCGTGTTCTCGTTGCTGCTCTTTTTGCTTCGCTGTCGTCGAGCGATTTTAGGGTTCGTAATTTTAGTTACAAATCCCTTTCGTCCGTTGTGTTGTATTTGAAAAGCGATGTTGAAGAATCATCACACTCGAAGTGTCCACATGTAAGATTTTTGTGTCATGCCTTGAATGAAAAAAGAATGATTTGTGTGTGTCTGCGCGTGCTGCGCGTGATCCGACAACACAACAGCGGGAAAATTCCGTGGATTGATATGCTTCCGAAAAAATATCCTTGTCGTGGTCAAATTCTTCACAAGTACCTCTCGGTGGCCAGGATATACACCAAAACAAAACATGACATCTGGGACGATTATAGAGAAGCAACACGGTTATTCATCTCAGATTTGATTATTTGCGAGCGGCGAAATCCTGTATTTCTTTTGTTGTCGATGGTTGAAAATGAGCGTGTTTGGAAGTCTCGTAACTAAACGGGAGGCAGAGTTGCTCTCTTAGTCCAAAAATCCTGTATTGATCTCACCGCTTCAAAAAATTCGGGAATTTGAACTGGTTTCGTGATGTAAGCGTTGGCATTTTTTGTATAAGCCTTGATCACGTCCTCTTCGTCTTTTGAGGTTGTCAATACAATCACTACCAGTTTCTTGAGTCTCTCGTCTTCACGGATTTCTGATAGCACTTCAAATCCGTTTTTTCTGGGAAGATTCCAATCCAGCAAAATAAAATCGGGTGTTGTCGAGTTTGAAAAAGACTCTTCTTTTCTCAGATATGACATCGCTTGCTCCCCATCCGTCACTGTGTGAAGATGGGTTTCTATTGGGCTTTTTTTGAACGCCTCCAATGCCAAAAGAGCATCTGTGGGACTGTCTTCTACCAATAGCACGTCAATTGGTTTTTCCATATCGTTTCTCGATTGTGAAATGAAATTTGCTTCCTTTGCCTAGCTCGGATTCAACCCAAATTCGTCCGTTGTGCCTTTCAACAATCCGTTTACAGATGGATAGTTCCATTCCCATGCCATCGTACTCTTGTCTTGTGTGCAAACGAGAGAAAATGCCAAATATCCGGGATTGGTTTTTCTCATCTATTCCGATTCCGTTATCAGACACGGTGAACTGGTGGTGTGTTTCTGCTTCTGTGTGTGTTATGTCTATTATAGGTGTGTTTTTGTTGTATTTGATTCCGTTCGATATGAGATTTTGAAAGATTTGCATCATTTGTATTTTGTTGGCATATACGATGGGCATGTTGCTTATCACCAGTTTCGTGTTTGTTCTTTGGATCAAGTCAACTAAGTTCTCTTTGACACTAACAACAACTTCTTTCATATCAATTTCTTGCATTGTTTGATTCGTGGAACTCACGCGGGAAAATTCAAGTAATCCCGCGATTAATGATCTCATACGATCCGCACCATCGATTGCGTGTTGGAGATACTCTTTTGATGAATCAGACAAATTGTTTTCGTTTATTTGCAACAGCTGACAGAATCCAGACACAGCACGAAGCGGTTCTTGTAAATCGTGTGACGCTGCGTATGCAAATTGTTCTAAATCAAGGTTTGATCTTTTGAGAGATTCCGTTCCTTTTTCGATTGTCGCTTCTAAGATATTGCGTTTTCCTTCCGAGGTGGATTGTGTAAGTTTGTGCTCTTCAATTTCTCGCTGCAATTGCAAGTTGAGCGTTTTCAATCCCGGTAACTTTAGTGCTTCTGGAGTAACGTAACATAGTGCTACCACAGTTCCCCAAGAAACAAGGACAGTCAATAATTTCACCATGCCTGAGAGACGATACCACGGATGATAAAAAATCGTGGCTTCGATGAGATGGGTGAGACCACAAAAAAAGATGAATGCCGCGAATAACCAGAAGATCGGAAGAAAAGGAACATCTTTGCGCTTGGAACTGAAGTAGAGCAATATGAACGCTATTGTAGTGCTAGCAAAGAAAATGAGTACATCGCAGATTTTGAAAATGAAGTCCATGTTTTTTGTGTGATGTGTGTTATATTGAATGTGTCCAGTCACAGATTTTCTTGAGATACGTAGCCGCACATCAATTTCGTTGCTGTGTTTTGCGCGAGTGAAATCACTACAAGACTTTTCGGGGCAATGCCGGTGCTTGTTCTAGTGGATTTTAGTGTAAAAATGTAACGTCCGTTTCATTTCCTAGAATCTTACCACAATTTCACGTCTTGGATTCTGTGACTGGATTTTTTGGGCTTTGTTTTGATTGGTTTGTGAATTTGTTCAGTCGAGGGGTAATTTTGTTTACTAACTACCTAAAAAATACTTTACTTGCCTATTTTAATTTTTTATATTGATTGACATGAATACTTCGATCCAAAAGCGTATTGCGGATCGAAATAGGTTCAAGTTCAGGAAGGAAAAAGATTCATATGGGGGTGTGGCTCTTTACGAGAACGCCTTCAACTTGCAGGGTGATCAACTTGCCAAGTCGAATCTAGGGGGCGCGCAACTAGAGGGAATTGACGATGCTGAGAAGTCGATTCCTTTTATTGTCAACACGATAAACGAAGATCGTGACGGCGATATAGTAGTTCCCACCGGTGCGGTACTCGATAATTACCAGAGAAATCCAGTTGTTTTCTTTGGTCATCAAAGCTGGGAAATACCGATTGCAAAAGCGGTATCTCCACAAGGTGATTTCGAGTTTTACATCGAACCAAAACAGCAGCGCTCCAGAGCTTATTTCGATACCAGCGACTCAGACGCAATGTTTATTTACGACAAGGTCAAAAGAGGCTACTTGTCGGGCGCGTCAATCGCTTTTGTCCCTCTCATTTCCCATCTAAGAACCGATTCCCACTACAAAAAATCGAATCCCGGTATTTCACTTGCCGAGCAAGAAGATTTAGGCCCTTGGGTCTTTGAATCTTATGAGGTCACAGAGTGGAGTGTCGTGGGTGTTCCGTCTAATGCAGGCGCACTGCGTGATGTCTATGACCGTGAAAAGTCGTACATCACACCATATCTGCAAAAGGCATTGTTGCCTTACTGCGCGAAGGGGAAAGTGTGTTTCAACGGCATATGTTATCCGTGCAACCAGCAAGAGGAAACCATGAGCAAAAAACACAGTCGAAAGCGTTTTGTGAAGCGCAAAGCGCAAACGCAACAAAAGAAAGCCGGTGATTGTGGTTGCACGAAGCAAAAATCATCTGCGAAAACACAAACGAAACGTCCTGCCACATGCGCTCAAAAGAAGAAAGCCTTACTGCTCAAAGAAGGTTACTCACCAGAGGGCGCAAGCGCCATTGCATCTGTCATGTGTGCTGATGAGAGAAAGAATCTTGCGGGACATGTGGAGGTGGCGAAATTCTTGGGTATCAAAAAGATGCCCGGTCAAGGCATGTTGACTTCATCGGGAAACATGGGTGGTTACAACGTCCCACCAGACTCCATGATGAAACAAGGTGGACTGGATGAAGAAGTAGCGCAAGAAGACCCGGCGCAGCAAGCCATTGAAATGGCGAAGGCAAAACACGGTGCAAAGGTAATTGCCAAATTTCGTGACTACATCCAAAAGGGTATTGACTGGTTGACTGAGTCTGTCGAAGACGTCGAGCAAGAGCAAGTCAAAGCGATACTTTCTAAGTACATCAATGATCCTGAGATGGGGTACATGTCAAAAATGACAGGTGAGATGGATATGCTCGCCAAAATGGTTTACCCAGACCACGACATGAAAAACGTTCTCAAGATGGTTGACGATGAAATGATGCAAGACGAAATGGCCGCTGCTGCTATGGAGGGTGGCGAAATGGAAATGGGGAAAGATGTGTTCACCGAAGACGAAGGCGGTGAAGTCGATCTTGATTTGGACGTAGAGGGTGACGTTGATGGTGGGCTAGACGACGGCACAAACGGCGATTTTGTCGATGAAAACACTCCAGGTTTTGAAACTGGATATGGTGAAGGCGCGGGTGATGTTGATGAGACCGATCAAGAACTACTTGATCGGTACGACGTTAAACGCAAAGCGCTGATGAAAAAATCAGCAGAAGCGGACGCGCTTTTAGACGAGCTCGAAGGCATGAAAAACGTGCCAGGGCTCGCTAAATACAAGATCAGAAAATACAAGAAAAAACTCAAGGAAGAGGGGGTTGACGAGCTTCTAGATGATGAAGTCCCGGGCCCAGATTCCGCCGATTACTTCGAGAAATCCGAAGATGATTTGGAAGAAGAAAAAACTTTTGAGAGTGAGGTACTTACAGACGGGGAGGAAAAAGAATGCGACGATGATTACCCCACTAAGGTTGCTAAGTCTGCCAACGGATCACTTAATGGACTTGATGCTGAGCAGATAGCGCGTCTCGATTCAATCATGGAAAAACGCATGGAACTTGATCAACTTACTACTCGTACTTCTTACTGAAAAAAAGGAACAATCCGCTATGGGTACAACCGTGACAAAGGGCACACAAAAGCCCTTTTCCAAAATGTCCAAAGCTGAGCAAAACAAATACTTATCGTACCTAGAAGAAATTCACGATAAGCATTTGCAAGCTGAGCGCACACCTGTTTTGCCACAGTCGTTTGGTGGCACATTCGGCCAAGATCAGCCCTTTACAAAAAACTGGGTGCAAGCCAAAGCACTCCAGAACATTCAAAAAGCCTATGACCGTGAAGACCAAGTGCGGTTTTTGACCGGTGCTTCCGGTCACAATGGCGGCCCCGTGTACAAAGCTACTGGTTTGGGGCCAGGTCTTCAGGCAATCGCGATGCTCAAAATGGGCGTCAGCGATATGACCAAAGAAAAATGCGACAAAATTTGCGAAGCGCACGGACTTATCGACTTTCACAAAGCGCAAAAAATCGGTGTCAAAACCATCTCAGGTGAACGCCGGAAAGTTGCTTTGGCCGAAAGTTCCGGTATGACTGGTGGTTACTTAATCGAACCGGAATACAACGCCGAGCTTCTCAGATTGGCCTTTGAGCAAGCCATCATCCGTAGCCGGTGCAAGAGCTTTCCAATCGCTGGACGGACTCTCACGATTCCAGCGCTGGACATGACGACGGATCAACCGGACGGACAAGCGTATACCGCTGCTGGTGTGTACGCAAGTTGGCACCATGAAGCACAAACAATCCGTCAATCCGAACCACAATTCCGTGATGTCAATCTCACAGCGTGGGATTTGATGTTGTATTCGGTTTCATCGAATCAACTGCTCGACGACAATGCAATTGGTCTCGATTCCATGATTACGCAGCTCTTCTCCGATGCTATGACGTGGCATACGGAATGGAGCTTTTTACATGGGTCTGGTGCTGGCGCTGGAATGCCACGTGGCATCCTCACCGCGGATTGCACAATCGACATTAACCGCGCGGGTGCTGGTGCAATTAGTGTTGCCGATCTTGCGAACATGCAAGCGCAGCTTCACGCGCAGTCGTGGGACAACGTTGTGTGGATGGCGCACCAAAGTACCATTCCTGAATTCATCCAAATGTCTTTGGGTACAAATAGTGAACTGTTCGCATGGCTCTCACCGACTGGTAGTGATGGAATCAATGGGCCACTAGCTAGTAAGTTTCCAACCGCGCTCCTTAACGGACGTCCGTTGTTCTTCACGGAAAAGCTGCCACAGCTGGGAACACGCGGTGATCTCATTTTAGCTGACTGGTCAACGTACTTAATCGGCGAACGAATGGATGTGCAAATTGACGTGTCCGAACATGACCGGTTCCGCACGAATCAACTTGCTTGGCGAGTTGCAGCACGTCTTGACGGTCAACCTTGGCTAAACAACTTCGTGACTGATCCGTTTGGTCATCAACAATCGCCGTTTATCGTACTCACCACTCCGTAATGGGATAAGCATGTTTTGCTACGAAAAGGACTACTTGAAGCTGTATACCAAAAAGCGGCTGCAAGGCGTCAGGCAAAAAGATATGAGCGGGAATTCTGGGGCAGAGGGCGGTTTCCTTTTGCCACAAGGGTTTTCCCGCGCGTTCTTCCGTAGTTTTGCTGAGAACAGCTTTATCATTCCAAGATGTATCAATCTTGAAATGACTGATGCTACGATGAAAATCCCATCAGTCAAAATCGACTCCTCGCATGCTGACAATATAACGGCACTATTTGGTGGAATCGGCTTTGAATTCCAAGGGATGCAAGGTGATCAGCTTAGCGAAGAAGAACCGGAAATTGGCGAAACGACGCTGACGGCAAGAGATTTGACAAGCCTTGCACGAATCTCAATACCGATGCTGGAAGATTTGAAAAAAGAAGGGGAATCTCAGCTTACAGAATTGTTAGGTGCTGCGGCGGCGTGGTATACCGAATACTACTTTATTCGCGGGACTGGTACAGGTGGTCAGCCACTTGGTATTATCAACTCCGGTGGTACTTTGGAACTGAAGCGGTCTGTACCAAACAGTGTTCAAATCACGGACGTTGCAAGAATGTGTGGTGGTCTCACAGAAGGTAGTTGGGAAAGGGCTATTTGGGCTTGTTCTCCCACTGCTTATGCGAGCTTAGCACAAGGCAACAACGTTTGGGCAAACGGGATTCCCGAAAGTGAAATCAAAGACGGTTATGCAGGATATCTGTTTGGTCGTCCGGTGTATGTCACAGGCAAATGCCCAACGGTGGGAAAAAAGGGTGATGTTCTTCTGTTCGACCCCGAAGCGCTCGCGATGGGTTTGCGAGCAGAGGCAGAGGTTACAATCTCTCGTGATGCACCACAAGTGTTCAAAAAGAATCAAGCGTATGTCCGCACGATTATGAGAGCGGACGCTAAACCGGTCATTTCAGGAATAGGCCGAAATCCCGATAACGATGATGACGTGTCGCCTTTCGTGGCACTCGAACCTTCACCATAAACTTAGGAGACTAAATATGCCTGCATTCTTTCCGGAGCAAGCTAATGAAAAAATCGCGTTTTTGGCTAGAATTAGTCCGCAATCGCAAGCCGCTGGAACGGTGCAAACCGGAGCTGTAGCGGTCGGTGATGCAATGCGTCACTATTTTTTAATTTCTATGGGTGCTATGGGTGCAAGTGGCACAGTAGATGTGAAATTACAAGAATCTATTTTGTCCACAGGCCCTTGGGTTGATATCACTGATGGTGATTTGGCGCAATTGGTAGATGGGACTGACGATGACAAAGATCATTACATCGAAATAGCAGCATCTCAGCTAAGTCGCAACTACGATTATGTTCGAGCTCATATTACAGTTGCCACCGCTGCTAGTTTGTTCGGAGTCCATCATATCGGGTTTGATGGACATCATGGGCCGTTGTCTGATAAAAGCACAAATATCGGTAAAAGTAAAGTAGTGTCTACCTCATAAGAAAGTGATTTTATGCCACAAACATTACCTCCACCACCTGCTATTGTCGATTCTGAAAGAGAGCGGCAAGCGACAAGATACCTTGAGTCTCGCGGGTGGATTCGTGTAGGACGTCACGCGCAAACCGGTGAAGGGATTTGGAAACCACCAGAATCGGGCAAAAAACCCGAAAAGAAAAAGGTGTGTGAAGTCCCAGCGGAAATTGGGAGTGATAAAATGCTTCCGGTTTTTCAGCTTCATATTCCGGCGAAACAGTGGAAACGCTCAACCGAAGAAGCGGTACTACTTCAAATGGAAAAAGAAGGTGATAAAATCTCGAATTACTTCGACGACTCACCAGAAATTCCCACACCAGTACCTTCTCAGGAAACTCCACCAGAGCAAAAACCTGTTGATGAAGTGATTGAAGACGACGTGCCAACCCCTAAAGAATCGGCCAATGTACCTAAGTACATGACACCTGATCAAATCGCCGAGCAGCTCAAGGAAGTGCAAGAAAAAGCGAAAAACGGAAACGGCAAAAAACGTGAACGCAAAGAATCCGATGGATTTTCTGATACCGCTGAGTAAATAAATGCCGATAATCACAGTTCCAGAACTGCAAAGCGTACCAGAGCTCGGTGATACCGATGCAGCGTTTTTGACGGTTCTGGCGGGCTCTGTGAACGATAGGATACAGCGGTACACGAAACGTCTTTTTGATGAAACCACGTATACCGCTTTCTATTCGGGAACAGGCCGTGAGGCACTGATTCTCAAACAGTACCCGGTCAAGTCCATCACTAGCATTCATCTTGACCCACAAGGTTACGCTGGTCAGAATCCTAACGGGTTTGCGGCGAACACGCTTTTAACCGCTGGGGTTGACTACTATCTTGATGTGGATGAGGATAATGGATGGTCTGAGACTGGAATTATTTACCGTATTGGCCGCGCACACACGCGATTTAGTTACGGTTTCCCTCGCCGATCGTGACTGGGAAAC